CAAATAGAGATCCAAAATTAAAGCCTCCACCACCGGCACCCATACCTAGCATACCTGTTATACTAGAGAAAAGACCTCCACCACCTTCAGAACCCATTAGTCCTTTAAACATACCACCTAAACCAGATAGAATACCATTTTCTCCAGTAAATAAATTCTTAATACCACTACCTAAACCTTTAAATGTTTCCATGGCTTTGCTGCCAAAATCACCAAGACTTGTTTGTATACTATCAAATGCTCCTTTAGCTTTTTCTTTAAAGCCAGTAAAGAAGCTTTCACCTTTTTCTTCTATATCTTTTTTTACTTTAGCAATAGGATCTTCTTCTTCTCCACCACCCATAGTAACAGGCACTTTACCATCTTTTAATATTACCTCATCTATACCTTTTTTATCAAGGTCAAATCCAGTAATATCTCCTATAAAACCCTTCATCATATCTTGAGCAGGAGTAACAATAGTCTGACTAACAATAGTTTTACGTATGTCTTCATACATTCCTAATCCTATTTCTTTAATACCATCAGTTAAAGAAGCACCTCTAGTTGCAGCATTTTCAAAAAGTTTTTGAATAGCGTTAGATAGTCCCTCATTGATATTGTTAGTTATGCCCAGTACTAATTCTTTCATTTTAGCAGCTGCACTTAGTAGATATTCATAATTTTCTTGAGCTTTATCAAATAGTTTCTGGGCCGAAGCAGCCTCTACTCCATGTGCTGCTAGTGTCTTTTCTAAGTTTGCATCAATTAGTTTTTTGTCTAGTTCTAAATTCAAAAAACTTGCTACATATTTTTGAGTTTCTAAGTCTTGGATTTTATCAAACTCTGCTTGTTGCTGGCTAAAGAAACCTGCACGAAGTTTTTCTAATGCTATAGTTTGTTCTTGTTCATCTCTTATATTGCTTATAGCAAGCTTATTAGCGTCGCTTTTTGCGTCTGTCTCATCAAATATATTTTGTATGGTAGCAGAATAGTTACTATTAGCAGCTGTTCTTAGATCTTGAATATTTTTTATAGCTTTGTCTAAAGTAGTCAAAACTTGGTTTGAAGGATCTTTTATTATATCTGCATTAACATCTAATGCATCAGGTCTTGTCTTATTAAGAAGTCTAACTCGTGCCGCAATATTGTCACGATCAGCTACGATCTGTGCACGTAATAATGTATATTTATCTTGTATTAACTGATACTCAGCATCTTTAGTGTCTTTAGCAACTTTAGCTTGTGCTAACTGTAAGCCTTCCTGAGCGAAGAGCAAATCCTCTTGTGCTTTTAAATTTTTTATTTCTGCATCTCTTCTAAGTTGTAATAGAAGTACTTCTGCTAATCTTATAGTTTCTTGTCTTTCAGCAAATTCTTTTTCTATTTTTGCTCTTCTTTTATCTTCTCCTCTTTGTTCCATCAGTATATCTTGTTGTTCTGTAATAGCTTGCTTATCAGATACAGCCTTTTGCTTAGCTAAAGCTGCTTGTGCTCCCGCTTGTTTTTTAGCCTCTACCATTTTTATTCGTTCTAAATTAAGTTCTACTTTTATTATGTCTTCTCTTTTGAGTATAGAACGAGCAAGTATTTTAGCAGTATCATTTTCTGCTTTAGATACTCTTGCAGCAGAAGAAGCTTGTGCTCCAGCAGCACTTGCTTCTGCTCTTGTATTTGAAAGTTGTCTTTGTTTATTTCTTCCTGTTTGTTGTATAGAAACAATTTCTCTTTGTAATGATCTACGTGTATCCATCTGAGCTGCAAGTTTTGTTTCTATATCTAATTGTTCTTTATATAACTCTATTCCTTGTTTAGTTAAAATATTTACATTTTTTTGAATAGACGCTCTTTCTTTCTCGTCAATCAATACAACTGTGCCACCAGAATCATTATTATCTACCCCTAAAGCGCCCTTAACACTATAGGCAGCGTCGTCTCTGCTAGGAGTACCAAACCCATCTTGTCCTAAACCCACATCGTTAAGAGTCATAAGGCTACCAAACTGGTTATTTAGCTTGCTTTGCATCTCTAAGTTATCTGCATCTATTTTACGTTGTGCTTTAGCTACAGCAAGACTAGCTTTAGACACAGTTGTCCTAGCCTGCTCTGCTTTTAGTAATTTGGTACTAGCAAGTAATTCTTTTTCTACAAGAGGTACTTTTTGTATTTGTATTGCAAGAGAATTTTTTGCAGCTTTGTTTATAGCCTGTTGTATTTCAAATATAGCAACTTCATTACGGAATCTACCTTTGATTTTATCTAATTGTTGTAATCTTTGGTTTAAGAATAAAACATTTTCTCTTTGAAATGTTGCTTCTTGATCAGCATTTTTAGCTATTTCACCAGTTGCTTTACTCATTTTACCAGAAATATATAGATCATCTAAAAATTTAAAGTTCTTTTGATATATTTTTCCTAGTTTTGTATTTAAAGCATTTAAAGTAGAAGCTTCATTAACCATCTGTTGCGCTACGTCTAGGTCAGCTTGAATTCTTCGTCTCATTGCATCTAGTGCCGGATCTGCACCAGTCATATTTGAGCCTATCATCGAAAGTTCAGATTCTAATTGTTTTACAACTGTATTCATATTAGCAACAAGTTTAGTGGTGCTTATTGTACCTTTATTTAGGTCAGCAAATGCCTTATTTAAATTAACAATGCCTGATGTAAAATCTTGAATTTTTTGATCTTGATCGCCTCCTAAAGACAGCTTACCATCTTCATTAAGTCTGCCTATAACAGCTTCTAGACCTTGATACTCAATACTCAAGTTTCTAACACCATCTATTCCTACAAATAGTCTAGCATTTAACTCACCTTGACTTTTGCCTATAGCTATATTCTCAGTGCCTAACTTTTTTGACATAAAGCCTACTAGCTTTTCGAAAGCTTCAGGAAGTTCAGCGGTTGAAACTACTATATCGAGAAGTTTTATTTCCTCATTAATATCGCTTATTAGAAATTTTAAGTCAGTTAACTTCCCTTCAAAATCAGCAATAGCTTCATCAGACCCTGTTCCTACACCTTTGCCTAGAGCCGTAGTTAAGCGAAGATTAACATCAGCAAGAGCAGCTTGCGCATCTCCGGCCTCTGCCTTAAAATCTTTTATTTCCTGTTTATAACCAGCCATAGTAGCTTTACTAGCTGCAAGTGCTGCATTTAAAGCAGTTTCGTCTCTAATTGTTGCAGCTCTAGCTTTTCCAAATTTTAGTTCTTCGGCTAATTTTTCTTGTGCTCTAGCTATACCCCTTTTAGCAGTATTAAGACGATCTTGCTCAGCTTTCTGCTCTATTCCTAGATCTGATATGCCTTTAGCCTCTAAAGTATTTAACGATGTTTGTGCATCCTCTAACCTATTTACTAATTGAAGCCTTTCCTTTGTTAAAACTTTTACTTTTTCAGAATTAGTTTCAGCATCAGCTAGAGCAGCAGGATCTAGAAGTACTGCAGCAGATGAGCTACTAGTAGGTTCAAGGTTGGCAGGATCTAAAGTTCTCCCAGTTCTATCACCAGGCGCACTTGCTGCCGGAGGTGTTGTAAATGTGTCTGGTGTTTTATCTCTTGCCGCATTTAAATTTTCTACTGCTATTTTAAGATCATTTGTGTAATCTACCTGTGTTTTCAGGCTTGTGTTTACAATATCGTTACCTGCAGCTAATGCATTACTATCTTCAAATAAATCATTATATATTCCTTTTAGTTTATCAAATACATCAAAATCAAAAAAACTACCAAGAGTTTGAAGAACAACAAAAGCTATACCAACAATATTTAAAATTCGTAAAACAGCACTCAAACCTTTGGCTAGTAATCCTGCTGCAAACGCTGCTGCATTTAAGCCTTTAGCCATACCCTGTGCTAAAGGCCCTGCAGTAGCTAATTGCCTATTTACTAATGTTTCAGTAGATGCTAATGCACCAGCTCTAGCAACTGATTGAGCGAGTAATCTATCTCTTGCTTCTAGGGAAATGTTACCAGCAATCTGTCGTTGATTTAGACGCTCTCTATAAGCTGTTTCTTCTAATATAAGATCTGGTATTCTTGATTGTAATCTAACAGCTTCTCTAGTACTGACACCACCTTGAGATAAAGCTTTTTTAAGAGCAGCCCCTTCACTAGCATTACCTCCAACGAATGCTCCCTGACCTTTAAATTGGTCAGCAACATCCGCAGCTTCATTAGCTAACTCACCAGCACTAACTCTTGTAGCGGCAAAATTTGCAGATAAACCTGCTAAACTAGCACTGAGTGCACCAATACCTGCAGTAGCAAGTCCTACTAAAGCTACGCGTAAACTATTAAATACTATTAAACCTATAGAGCCTAATAATAGGATTCTATTACCTAAGTTTTTATCTAAAAATTCTGCTAAAGGAACAAGCCGATCCGCTATAAAAGCACCTACTACAATAGCCATATCTGAAAAATTAGCTACAAGTTTTTCAAATGTTTCTTGAGTGCTGATAACAGATGTATCAATTTCTGAAAAAGCTGCATTACCATCCTTAATAACTTGGTTAGCAAATGCTTGTCTTCTCTCAAATTGTGTTAATTGATTAACGGCTTTACCCACACTTAGCGCATAAGCTTCTACAGCAGGTTCAATACGTGTAAAAATACCTAATTCATCTAGAAGTTCTGGTTCAAGTTTAATAGCACCTCTAGTAAGTCTCTGAAAGGCATCACTTAAATTTCTACCTAGAGCACGTGAAGCTTTTAAAGCTACAGCTCCAAGTTGTTCAATCTGTGTGAGATCAAAACCAGCTGATAGTGCTAAGTTAGCATTTCTAGCAGCTTCTACTATAGAAAGCTGTCCCGCAGTTATATCCTTTAGAGAACTAATAACTTGATTAGCACTTGTACCTACAGCATTAGCTAGTGACTCTGTACCTCTAATAATTGTTTCAAATTGTGCAGAAGCATTTAGTGCTTCAAAAGCCGCACTAATAGCAAATACGTTAGCAGCGGCAGCAGCATATATACCAACTAATCCGCCCAATCCTTGAGATTGAGCGGAGAAAGAACGTCCAGCAGAAGCAGAGCCTTGTCCAAGACGAGTTTGAGCTCTACCGATTTGTTCGGTCTCTCTAACAGCCCTTGTAGCTCCTCTAGTAGTAAAATTAGTTTCTAAAGTATTTCTAATAGTTGCCAACGGCTATCCCCTTATTTACGTGACTTTGACTGTTGTGCATAATATTTACCTAGTGTAGACTCAGCTTCTTTTAGTAGTTCAAAAACTTCACGTCTACTCTCAACTTCATATATATCCATAACAGCACTAAGACCAGAATAATCTTTTCCTAACCAGGTACCATTCATTCCTTCCCAGTTATCAGGCAAAGCATTAAGAATAGTAAGTGCTTGTTGACACTCTAGAGATAAGTTGGAACCGTCTTGAGGTAGATCTTCCTCTTTTGGCTCCCAACCCATCTGTTCACACATCAATATATATTGATCTGCTGTTAAACCTCCACCCCCAAAAGAACTTTGGAGGTAGTCAGTTAGTTTTTTGTGTCAGTTTCCTTCTTTTTTACAGAAAATTGCTCAAAATCATTCATGGTATCTGTAACGAACTGATCAAAAATTGTTGAATTTTTTAAAAGTTCAATTGCATCTTCCATAGAATACTCTACTTCTTCTGCGGCGTCCATTGTTGAAATGTCAACAGGCAAAAGAACCGGTAAATGTTTTACCTTAAGTCCTTTCCATCCAGCAATAGATTTTTCTGCATAATTTTCAAGAAATTTTTCATTGTCAACTTCTTCTTCACGTTGACGAGTACGCTTATTGAATTTATATGTAAGACTCTTATTACGAATCTTCATTAGGTCTTCACGTGTTAGATATCTAAGATGAATCTCGAAACCTTCAATATCTGGAAACTCAACCCAAGTTGCTGTTTCTTTGGCAATTAAGCCTTTAATTTTACTCATAGTTTTTTCCCCTCTAGGATAATAAACGAACACCCACTACATATCTGCTTGTCTTTGGTGAGGGGGAACCTAGACTTGCAAGTAGTGGGTGTTCTTCTGGTTAATAATGTGGTGTTCCCCCTCAGAAACACATTAATTCTTAATTAACTTTTAATAGCTACAATAGTAACTTCTCCGCCATTTCCTTTATTAGCAGTAGTTTCCTGTGCCATAAAGTCAACGCTCATAGAAATAACATCTTCAGTTTGAATTGATGGGAAGCTAAACTGTGCAGCATCCATTTGGAATGCAACATATGGAGCTACAGCTCCACCAATAATAACATTAGCATTAGATGTTTGGGCTGAGTTAGTACGCGAATCTTCTGTAACATTACGCAAGAATCCTGCAGATTCTAAATCTCCTGCACGTAGATACATAGTAGTAGAACCTGTTACAGATCTAGTTCCTGCAAATTGACCAATAGGCTCGTTAAGCGCGGAGATCTGTTCTGGAGTTAGATATGTAATATTGTTAGTATACTCGATATTCATTGAAGTAACTGGGAAAGTAAATTTTTCATCAGCTGCTGAAGCAGATGCTTTATGATGGAACTCAATAGCACTCAAACGATTTTTGATAAATGAGTTAGTAGTTACTGTTCCCGCAACGTTCATAGTATTGAATGGGTGATAAGAAGATGCAGCAGTTAGCTCACCAGCATTGGAGTTTGCAACAACAGCAGTACCACCAGCATTTTTAATTCCACCAAAGGTTGCAATAGCAATATCTCTAGGTGCTCCTACTAATTCTTTCATGGTAGTACCAAAACCACTCCAAGTTGTAGTAGCAATATCTTCGATTCCCGCATCAATAGAAGCTGAGTTTACTGTAGCTTTATCTACTTGATAGATTACATTATCAAGTTTAAAATACATAAAGTATTCGGGAGCAATTGCAAAGTTAGAACTTGATGCATGAATACGAGTTCCAGCTGCGATAGTTTTTGTTTCTAGTGTTCCACCAGTTTGCCAAATAGATTGTTCTGCAACACGAGTAGCAGCTACTTGTGATTTTGCAGCAGCTAAAGTACTAGAAGTAAGAGCTTGCCACATATACCAATCAGCAAGAGGTTTAGTATTACCTGAATTATTTGTTTTTGCGGTAGATCCATTAGCTGCAGCAGTTGTTTCTGCCCCTGTAGGACGCATATATACCTGTATATTCCAATCAACTGGGTTGATTGCTGTATTAAATCTTTGTTGTGACCGATCAGGGCTAAGACCTGATTCGAGAGAAGTGATGTCTTGAGTAGCTGATGTAGAGGTAGCAGCAAAACCAGCTAATACTTCAAGTTTCCAGGTATTAGCGGGAGTCATTGCTACTGCAACCGATGCAGAACCACTAGTGGTCCCAAGTATATCAACTGTTGAAAAGAACACTTCAGAATTTCTCTGTAGATTGAGAGATGCCATGTTATTTCTCCTTAATTTTCTAGCCTATAGGCTGTGTTTAGATTGACCTCTGCTATTCCGTAAGGAGCAGCTAATCCTTCATCTGTGGTTATACTGTCTATTGTTATATCAAGTATACC